AAATGATTTAATGTCAACCGTAATGAATATAAGTTTCGTATGGCACATTTTCAAGTGAGAACAATCGTGCTTCAATTTCTTTGACCTGCTCCAGCGGAACATTCAGCACTGACGCAATACGATAAACATTATCACCTTCTTCAAGGTATTCAGTAATAGTCAGATCCAATTCGCTCATTTTACTCATGTTGATTCCTTGTTGTTAAGTATCTATTATATCAGAAAAATGATTTATCGTCAATCTTTATTTTTGTTTGTGAATCAATCCGGTCTTTGTGTAAGTGATAACGCCACCAGTAGAAGATTGTTTAGTAGTTTGATTCATTTTATTTCTCAGAGTAAGTAAGTTAAGAGTCTATTATAGCAGAAAAGTGATTTAATGTCAAGTCGATACTTTGCCTTCACCTGGATCGCAAAAAGAACATTGTCGTTGCCAGACCCAAACGGGAACTTCCTGACATTCAACGCACTGGATTGAAAGTAATTTGCGAAACATATTATGCCAGTTCAACGATGCGTTGAAATGTAGCATCAAACATTCCAGAGCCTTGTGCTACTGTACGGAATTCTTTGTTGAATTGTTCATTGGGCAATGCTTTACCGTCGAATACTTGCTTGATTGTATCACAAGTGATAAAGTCACCTTCTACTTTAGTCACTGTACCAACCATGTAGCAGTTCAAATTACCGGGGAAGTCAAACGATTTGATGATAGTGCCAATGTTCATTTTAAGTCCTACTTGTTGCTGTCTAAGTATCTATTATATCAGATTTCGGATTTAATGTCAACCGAAATTTGCCAACAATTCATTCTTCGGTTCTGTGCCGCCACACCGTGATACCGTGTTCTTCACCATAACCAAGCTGCTCTCCAACATAGTCGCCAACGTCACTACACCGGGCATCATATGCCATGTCTGCGGCATCAGCACAAGCTTTCACAATCAACTCGGCGAACTTTTCTAAATCTGATGGAAGTAATACACAAACATCGATCTCGTTAATGTCCTTGTCAAACCTGATCTCAGCCTGTTCGGCAAGTTCTTTAATTCGTTCGTTCATTTTAAGTCCTGTTTGTTGCTGTCTATGTGTTAATTATAGCGTACTTTGGGCCTGCTGTCAACCGTTTTTGTGTTGTATTTTAGCCACTTGCATCATAATAAGGTTGCTGTGACTTGCTTCAAATGTTGCAGTTGCTTTAACAGATCCGTCTTTTGTGACGTCAAATTCAATGCAAATCCAGGGGTGCATTTTGTCATCAGCAGCCAAATCCAGGTAAAACTTTGTAATTACACCTTGTTTAACGCCTGCTGCCGAAGCCCATTGCACGTTATCGCCTGTATTCAATTGCATTTTAAGTCCTGTTTGTTGCTGTCTATGAGTCTATTATAGCAGATTTCGGATTAAATGTCAACCGAAATTTAAAGAATATCAAGTTGAATTCGAAGCTGTGACCAAGTTCCAGAAAGACCAACGGTTCTGTCAGCCACTGAATCCGTGCGGCGTGCGGATTCAAGAGCATCTAGAGCTTGATTAGCACCAAGATTTTGATTTGTGAACCCAAACAGACCAAAGCGAATTTGTTTCACTGTCGTGTAAATCGCAACACCGGATACGATAATGCGAACTTTTTGTGACTGTTTCAGTGATTTCATAGTGACCTTGTTGCTGTTTAAGCATCTATTATAACACCTTTTGGATTATCAGTCAACTACTAATTGCCATTTCTTCAATGTATAAAAGGAAAAGTCATCACGCTTGGTAATTATATAATTGGCAGCAATGTCAATATGGTCCTTGGCAAATTCACGGTCCCACATATGCTGAAGTGGATTGGCATCGTCAATTAAAATCATAGCACTGTGATTCTTGGCTGTCTTGAGCCAATATTCATGTCGCACTTTTCCTGCTAACTTTCTTTTGAAATACTTTATTGGGATAAGTGAGTCAGATCCTTTACTAAAGCTTTGCGTTGAGGGAATGCTGACCAAGTCTCTTCGTAATACATCCATTGCGGTATCGTATTCATAAAATTCAGGTAGACGGTAAACCAGGGGAATAGTTGATTCGGTGAACTCTAACCCAGACCCATGAATAAAGGTGTTCAGGTCTTTTCTGAATTTAGTAAGAGGTATTTCCTTCAGAACCGTCAACATTAATTTCTTGCTGTAATAATCCCTAATTGTATTAGCAAGAATGCGGTCTTCTTCAATGACGAACTTAAATAATGCATCATCTTTTAAGCTGCTGACATTGTGTGTGATATTGTTGTCTCGCAATCGTTTCCAAGTTACCGCGAGTGCCAGTAAATCTTCAGTAGATTGAAATGATTCTACTTTTCTAAGACCTGAATGAACCCACGGATTGTCTATTACTGGATTAGACCTTATCAGTGAGAGGTCTTCCCAAACAGTATTGATGGATGAGAGATTAGGGGGAGAGTATGCCATACAGTACCTGTGTTAAGATACGACTATTATAGCGGAAACCTCATATCTTGTCAATATGAGGTTTACCCGATTTAATTAAGTGAGATATCTTCCATACCAGCAGCCCTGAGACGAACAATATGCCCTAGCATAAAGTTTTTACTCTCCAAACCCTTGATGACTCCAAGATACTGATTGCGTAAAAAAGCAACTGAATTGATTAGTGTTTCAAAGTCAACTACTTCTTCTTCACCATCTGTGTATCGTTCGGCATCACGACTTGTCAATGCTCGGTTGTACGCTTCCAGATACTTTTGAAAATGCTTACGGCGTAGTTTTCGTAGCTGTAGATTTAAAAATTCAAGCACCGCTTCAACTTCCTGTAGTTGGTTGAAGAGGCGTTCAGTGATACCCGGTAACGCAGCAATATTTCTCTCAATGTTCCCTGAGATTTTTACATCTACCTTAGCAGCATATAACTGCGCATCGTGGTGAGATATAAAATCAGGTATCACACTGAGGTCAGATGATATTTGCGTATACCAATTCATTTAATAGTCGTCGCTGTTGTCTTCATCGTCGTCGCCGTCATCTTCGTATTCTTCTTCAACTTCATGTTGTTCAGCATAATACTTCAACGCAGCCATGACATCTTTATCACCCTTGAATTCAGATTTAATATCACTTGTTTCGTAGTTGTGGTCAATCAATAAATTGATCAACGAATCGGCGGCATCTTTACGATCATTAGCATCAATGTGAGAACGCAATGTTTCCCACACTTCAGAAATCATGTCTAAACTCATTCAGTTACTCCTTCTTCTTCCTCATCCTCAGTAGCCAACGCAGTTACTGATTTATTCTTTTCTTCATACTCCAGCATTACCAGATCAAAAATGCCATTGGCGTTCTTGTTCCATTCCTTACGGAAGTACTTATGAACAACACCATTCAGATCAATGTAAGTGTAACGGTTACCTTCTTTGGCAATCATTCCTTTTTTCTCAAGCAGATCAAAGAATCCACTGTATGGACTCATACCAGTTGAGTATGGAATATGAAGTTGAATATCTTCAAAGGGCTTTGCGTAGCGAGTTTTCATGATTTTACAACCAGCACGAATACCAAGAACTTCTGATACCTTAGAACCATCTTCGTCTTCTTTCAGCTTGAGTTTCTTCATAGCTACAACGATAGAACTTGCGTAGATGAATCCTGCGCCGCCTGAGATTTTGTCATCAGGGTTATACGGGTCTTGTGATGCGTATGAGTGATTAGTACACACCATACCAATGTTCAAACTACCGAACATATTCACACAGTTACGAACAAGAGAGGTCAATGCTTTAGGCTTACGACCCATGTCACCCTTCATTTCACCTGCTTCAAACTGATTCACATCAGTAGGAGTAAGTAACATGCCAAGTGAGTCAATAACGAACATGACCTTTGGACGATCATCGGCCGGCAGAGTTTTATATTCTTTAACAAAGTCACTGATAACACGAGCCACGTCATCAATCATGGCCATGTTGAGTTTCAACATTTTATCGTCTGTGGTCTTGACACCCAATGCGTGTAACCAAGCCTCATCCAATGCGTTTTCTGAGTCAATCAGAATAACATAGATGCCTTGATCTTGTGCGTTCTTAATCAAGTTACCGGAGCAGATGTAAGACTTGCCGGCACCTGATTCGCCTGCGAATACAGTTACCTTACCAAGTGGTACACCGTGATTGAAGTTTCCGCTGATTAAATAGTTGAGCGCATAGTTTCCTGTGCTGATCCAGTCAGTTGGATCGTTGAATCCAATAGAGAGACCTTCAATACTTTTTGTTACGCCTTTGCGAAACTTTGATAAGTCAAATGGTTTTGCCATATATATTCTTTCTTATTTGTTAGTGAAATTATACACACTGAATGGTTGCGTGTCAAGTAACTCCGGACAGCTTACAGCGATATTTTCTAATTCCCCGTCATTGGGGTAATGTCTAAGTGCGGCCCTTGCTCGGTCTCTGACTAGGCTAGGAACACGAGGTGTCTTGCCAGGGTCACACAATTCTTCTAAGAGTCTTCTACCTTGCTTGATGGCCCGATAGCGTTCATCAGGTAATGTCATATTACTTCTCCGTAAGACAAGGGGACTTGCGTCCCCTTGGTTACTTTAGACAGATTTTGTCTGGCGTGCGCGGATCATTGCTAGGATGTCAGTAGCTTTATCGCTACCAGCAGCTTTAGCTGGGGCAGCAATTGGGGCGCTGAATGATTCTTCAGCAGCTTTAACATCGTCTTCCCATGCTTGAGCCTGTGGGGCTGATTCAGCTACTGGAGCTGCTGCCGGAGCACGGGCGATAGTAGCAGGCTGTGCTGCTGGGGCTGGTCGTGAACCAGTGTTAGCTGCGCCAGCTGGAGCCTCAAGACCCCATGGACGATAGTAAGCACCCCAACGTTCCAAGTCATATGGTTGACCATCAACTGATGCTTCAAACATTTCCTTGATGATACGCAACTCAGCTTCACCTGGCTTCTTAGGCAAGAAGCTGGCCAGATCAAACAATCCATGAGTTTCAATTGCTGCTGCTTCTGCTTCAGTCAACGCGGATTCTTTGCGTGCCCAAGTTGAAGTAGAGTAATCAGCGTATCCACCTTTAGAAGATTTCTTGATGTTCAAATCAAGACCTTTAAGGTAGTCAGTTGGCAATTCTTCCATTTCAGGATCCATCAAGCTAGACTTGATGATTGTAAAGATTTGTGGACTGATGATAAAGCGACGAATAGGATTTGCTGGTGCTTTGTCTTCACCAATTGGATTAGCACGAACAAAGCCTTGGAACAAATACGAACGCTTTTTCCAGTATTTGTTAGCCATTTCTTTCAATGACTCATCCTTGTACCAAGGACGCACTTCTGCTAGAATAGGACAAACATATTCTGGTCCGTACATTTCCACACAAGGAACTTGTACTTCAAGTCGTTTGCTGTTTGAGTCACCTTTGACTCCGTTGAATGGAAGTTTGATGATATTACGCTCAACCCAGAAGTAAGGGTTGCTTGTATTTGCGTCAGGCAAAAAGCGAAGACCGGCAATGGTGCCTTCTTCCATGTTCCAATGCGGATAAATTGCGTTGTCACCTGCTGATGCTTTTGGTGCTGATTTGTTTTCTTGCGCTGCGATACGAGCGCGGATGTCTGCGAGAGATGTTGCCATGATAGATTCCTAAATTTAAGTTGGTCTTCGTTTAATGTCGCTATCTCGGAATGAGATAACTAGCACTTAGAGTCTATTATATAGAAATAAACTCTGAATGTCAACTGTATTTAGTCCATCTGGCAAATTAAATAATTTTTTATTACCCGTTTACTTTTCAAAAGTTACTGTAAAGTCAGTACAGTTTCGGTACATCTGCGGAACTAGATTTCCCGTATCAGCTATCATAGCTGCCAGATTAGCAAAATCATCAGCATAATCAGCAGCCTTCAACGCATCAAGGACCGATTCCACACAACTTATGTGAGTGGTGTCAGACAAATCAAACAAGTCATCGTAAGGTGTACCTTCTTGTTTGACCAGTGCGTCAATAATTGCTGTCCATTCTACATTGGAAATATTCTTTGGTGTAAGAACACATAGAGTATCACATTCAGTAATTTCATCAAATGTAGAATGATGTACTCCCACTGAAGTTGCCTCAACAAACTTAAAGCTACTACGATCACTTGGGTCAGTGATATTATCACAATTCATCAGAGCATGACTGTACTGTGCCCATACTCCTGTTTTTACCCAAGATAAGAAACACACTAACACGCTGCTTAGATGGCTACGATTACCTGTTAAGATTACATAGTAACCATTGGCAAGTAGCTCAGCCAATTGTTCTTTATCAACTTCAGTAAAGGCGTGCTTCTTACTCCAAGATATTTTACTTGGAATGTCAGCAAGCCAGTGATATGCTTTGTACGCCAGGGTAGAATAATTAGCCATATTATCTACGATGATTCATAATTGCTCTGATACGATCAAGCGGATCTTCTTCTTTATCACATTCAGGAATGCTTAGCAAGTCAGTTGCTTCTTCAATGCTTTCATCCGCACCAACTAACTTACCTTTGAAAGGATGTTGCTTTGGATTGCTACCTAGTACCGGGCTAATTGTTTCAGCTTTCTCTTGTGG